TGCGGCGGGTAAAACAAAATTCGTTAGCTGCGCTAGCGCATACGGTAAGAAATGCGGAATCGCCGGCGGTTGCGGTGCCGATGCCTAGCCAGTCCTCAATATCGGTAGCGGTGATCCACGTACAAGCTACGAGATCATTGGTTACGGTGCCGGTAGACGCGCTACGTTCCACATTGTCGGCGGTTAGTGCGTAAATGATTTGGTACGGCACCGGTTGGTTGTAGTCGTACTCTAAATCGCCTTCGTTACTGACGCCAATAAACAAGTATTCGGGTGTTGCGTAAACGGTACGCGATCCGTTAAAAGTGGCATTTACCCCGGCGACGGTGACTGCATCGCCGGGGTCTATGTCGTGTTGTTCAAGTAACTGTAAAGACGCGTAATTATTTATTAGCGTCTTGAATGTGACCGTGGGAACGCATAGCGGAACAAATGCGCGACCCTTCGCTACAACTAACAATTACGCCACCGTTCGAGATTTCATGCCCCCGGGAATATGACAGCCGCCGCGCCATAGTTGGCTACCGCGAGCTAGGCCGATGGACACAAGGCGTACGCGCTTTAATTGTCGAAGGTCGCGTACAACATTCAGGCGAAATATCTTTAGTAGAGCAAACCGAACGCGCCGTACTTGTACGCCACCAGCAAACCGTAGCCCTATCATCGGCGCGATCTAGTGGCCCTATCGAAATGGCGCGCGCTATGGTGTTCGCTGTTGCGATGGTTTCACGCCCGGCCAATAACGCTAAACCTATTGTCGCGTTCTCTAACGGTTAGCATTAGATCGGTTTTGGGGCGCGTCGGGCGCCCCAATTCCACCCCAACGGGTAAACCTTGTGGCATAATGCGCCTATGGCTTTATTTCGACGCGACCCAAAACCCGTTTACGGCATTGCCGAACCGGAAGTAAAAGCCGCTGTAGGTTACGGATATCAACAGCAAGGCAATCAGGGCGCTAGCCAAATTGGGCCCCCGTATTACGCATATGCAGACGACGCAGCGCGCGCCCGTTGTATGTCAGTACCAACTATCTCCCGCGCCCGTGATCTCATCGCGTCGGTCATTGGTTGCCTACCGCTTGAAATGTATACCTTGCAGTGGAACGGCGAAGAAATGGAAGAAATACCATTAGCGCCCCGCAGCTGGCTACAACGTTTAGACCCGGACAATACAAACAACTTTACGCTTAGTTGGCTTTTCGACGATTTATTTTTTTTTGGCGTTGCCTACCTACACGTTAAAAGCCGTACGGCCGACGGCTACCCCGCGTCGTTTCAACGTCTACCGGCAAACCTTGTAACGACTTTAGATCAGCAAGGTAACGTAAGTTTTGGCCCGTCTAAACAGCTTATGTTTTTGGGTTTACCGCTTGACTACAAAGACGTCGTACAATTCATTAGTCCTATTCAGGCTTTGACAACCGTTGCCCCGCGCGCTATTGACACGGCGCTAAAGCTCGAGCAAGCCGCTAACCGTAACGCGGTAGCGGTGCAGCCTTCCGGCGTACTTAAACAAACTGGCGGCCAGCCATTGAGCAGCGAAGAACTAGCGCAAATGGCGCAATCGTTTAACGTGGCCCGCATGTCTAACAGCGTTGCCGCAATCTCGGAACACTTGACATACAGCGAAACAAGCGCAACACCGGACAAAATGCTATTAAGCGAAGCCCGCAACTTTCAAGCGCTCGAAATGTCACGCCTTGCCAATATTCCCGGCTTTTTATGCAACTTATCTATTGGCGGTTACAATTATTCGAACAGCGCTGACGCTCGCCAGCAGCTTTGGCTGTTTGCATGCAAGGCCTATAGCGAATGTCTGTCGCAAACCCTGTCAGGCGACAACGTGCTACCGCGCGGTACCTATGTACGCCTAAACCCGAAAGCCTATTTAGCCGCCGATTTTATGGGCGACTATTCAAGCGAAATGCCCGAGGAAATGCCAACAATGACCGAAACAGTTAGAGTACCTTTGAGCTAATGATTAAATTAACCGCTACCGCAATCACCGTAGACGCAGCAGCACCGGACGGCACCCGTTCCGGCCAACGCGTAATTATGGGCATCGCCGCCCCGTACGGCGTAACCGCGTCTGTAAGTTCAGGCGAAACCGTTTTATTTGAGCCGGGCAGCCTTTCCGCCCCTGATCGCATGCCACGCGTTTACATGTTCCACGACTCGAGCCAGCCGGTCGGCATCGTTACGCAGCTTGATAACTCGAGCCCTAACGAATTGCTATTTAGTGCCCGCATTAGTGCCACGCCTCTCGGTGATACAGCATTGACCCTTTCAGCAGACGGGGTGCTTGACGTCTCCGTAGGTATCTCACCGCAGCAATGGACAACCGACGACGCCGGCGTTATGCGCATTACCGCAGCTGTAATCGACGAGATTTCTTTAGTGCCACAACCAGCATTTAACGCCGCCAAAATAACCGAGGTTTATGCGTCGGCAAGTATCCACCACAACCCCGACGAAATAGACAATAATCAAGAAAACCCACTAGACGAGGAAACCCCCGAAATGGAAAAGACACCCGAAGTAGCAGCCGTAGAAGCAGCAACACCAACCGCGCCAATTTGGGCCGAAGCACCTAAGCGCTTCACAATGCCTAGCGCCGCGCAATACATGGCCGCCTATGCATCTAGCCCGTCAGAATTTGCGCAAATTAACGCACAAATTAAAGCTGCCGCGCCATTTATTGACACTTCTAGCACCCCGGGCATTTTGCCCGAAATCATCACGGGTACCGTGTATGACGGGCTAAATCCTATCCGCCCGTTCGTGTCGGCTATCGGTACTCGCGCGATGCCTACAGCTGGCGCAACGTTCCGCCTTCCAAAAATTACGGTACGACCAGTCGTAACGCAGCAGCCAACAGGCGAAAATACAACGCTTGACCCTTCGACCGTTACCGTGTCAAATACCGACGTTTCTAAACTCACATTCGGTACCTACGTAACCATGTCCGAACAAGATCTAGATTGGACAGATCCCGCGTCGCTTAATATCGTGCTCGAACAGCTTGCCATTGCATATGGACAAGCAACCGACAACTACGCAATCGACAACTGCCACGCAGCAATTACACAAACCAGCGCCGTAGCCGACACCGCCGTTGGTGCAGATTGGGTAGCAGCCATTTACGACGGCGCCCGTCAAATTTCGGCATCGTCTAACTATCTGCCTACCCACATGTTCGTAACGCCCGCAAGTTGGGCCGCGCTTTCTTCATCGGTGGACGACTCAAACCGTCCGGTATTTCCATACACGGGCGCGCCAAACCTCATGGGCCAAAACGCAGCAGGCAACGCAGCAGCGAACACATGGAACGGCAACCCGCTCGGTCTTGTACTTGTCGTAGACAAAAACGCACCCGGCTCGTTTATGGGACATGCAGCAGGCCCCGCAGCTGGTTACCACTACTTCGAGCAGCCAAAGGGCGCGATTTCGATTGACGTACCATCGTCTTTGAGCAGAACCATAGCCTTTAGAGGGTATGCCGCAGGCTCAATGCGCGACGCTACAAAATTCGTTAAATTCGTCTAGCCCGAAAGGCGGTTAGCCGCCAATGGCTATATACACAGTCACATTCAAGACGCTAATAAATAATTACGCGTCTCTACAGTTACTTGAACAACACGACATAGACCCCGGCGATGCAGTCACCGTCGCCGGGGTAAATGCCACTTTTAACGGATCGCGTACCGTGTACGCAACACCCGAATACTTGTTTATCGGCGTCAGCAATGAAGGCGATTTAGAGTACGACTACAACCAACCCGTACCGTACCAAATCATTTATGCACTAACGGCCGACAACGTAGAACGCAGCGCGTCTACCGGCACCGTAACCAATGATCTCGTAGCTTGTACTTGGATTACGGCTACCGATATTGAAGATTGGTTAGGCATCGGCACCGCAACCGCCGGCGATGCCGCATTTCTTACCGTATGCGCTAGCGCAGCTAACGAATTTTGTTTTACCCGCCGAAAAATTGCCGGGTATCAGGATCTACTAGGAACGGTACCCAACGGGGCCGTAAAACTTGGGACAGTACAATACGGCGGCGCGCTATACCGCCAGCGCGGCGGGCTACAAGATATGGCTACTTTTGACGGCTACGGCGTCGCCAGCACCAACGGCCTTAACGGCACAATTAAACAACTATTGGGTATTGACCGCCCAACGCTCGCGTAATGCCCGTAGTCGCCTTTACAGACCTGTTTAACGAGTGTTTAGACGACCTAGCGGCGAAACTTGCCACTATCTCGGGCTTGCAAGTAGTGACCGACCCGCGCAACCTTGTCCCGCCCTGCGTCTTTATCGACGCCCCAACATTTCAGGCCTACAACGGCAACATAGTCAAAATGAGCTTCCCGGTGCGGTGCATCACATTAGGCCCCGGCAACCTAGACGCCCAACGGTCGTTAATGAACATTGCCGCCAAAGTATTAAACGCTTCTGTAGGTGTCACCGATGGACGCCCAACTATGGCTATTATCGGCGGAGTAGAGCTACCCGCCTACGATCTCAACATAAACATTCAAGCGCAAACAAGTTAGGCACAAAATGTACGTAATTCTTTCAGAACGCATAGGCACGGTAGGTGGAAAATACACCCCAACCGAAGGCGTGAATATTAACGCTTTAATAGCTGGCGGCTTCATCGGTCAAAGTTCCACCACTAAGGCTACTAAATCTGCTAAAACAGAGACAGACACCGACACAGAAACCGATACAAAGGACTAACCCCTATGGCTACCAGCACACTTTTAAGCAACCCGCACGTAATTATTAACTCGGTCAATCTTTCCGACCAATGTACGGCCGCAAACTTTTCCATTGATTACGCGCAACTTACGGCCACCGCTTTTGGCGGCGTAGATAACGTGTACGTAAAGGGCTTAGGCGACCATTCATTAACGCTAAGTTTTTACGGATCATTTGCAGCTACCGAAACATGGGCAACGCTTAACGGTTTAGTAGGTACAACCTTTACCGTTATTGTGTCACCCGAAGCACCGGCAACACCGGGCACCTATTCGGCCACCAATCCCGGAATGACCCTAACCGGCACATTTCTCGCATCGCTACCTGTGAACTTTGCTCTTGGAGAGCTTAATACTATGGATATTGTATGTACTGGCGGGGTTTACTCGCTCGACGTATCCTGATCTAAACACCTAAACAAAGGCCCGACATGAATATAACAATCCGAGTAACCCGTAACGACGGCACCTACGAAGTACACACGAACCTAATGGTAGTGGTGCTGTGGGAACGCAAATACAAAATGCGTGCCAGCGATCTAGCAAACGGCGTAGCAATGGAACACCTAGCATACATGGCATACGAAGCTAGTAAAATGGCTAATATCGTTGTACCGGTTTCATTCGACCAATTTATTAAAG